CCATTACATAAAAACCACGTTTAGTTAAGTCTAACTTTATTGTTTGTTCTACGACATAACCTGTTATTCTACTTTGATTTTCAATCATAATATCTCCTTACCCAAAAAATGATTCTAACGAACTAATATTCTCAGCCTTCCAACCAATTGCATCTAAAATATTCTTACATGGTTGAAGGAATGATTTATCAAACTGTAAATCGTAATCTATAAACCTCTCCAAGTCAAACTCACTTGGTAAAACCGTAGAAATAGCAATTACGTTTTCACCAAGTATGTTTGGCTCTTTCAGATATGCAAACTTTATCTTTTCACCATCCTTAATCAACTCATACTTCTTTGTAAGTTTCCTAGTATTAAGTTGATGGTTGTATAACAAAGTTCCTCTAACGTGTATCGGTGTTGCCTTAATGTAAATATCTTTTGAAGACTTATATTTACTAAGACCCTTAACACTTCTAGGGAAAGCTATTTCATTAAAAGTTAAAGTTTTAAATACTTTACGATAATCCTCAATAGCTTTAATAACTGTTTGTTCATCTGTATTGATAATAGTGACTATCAACGATTTAATGTTCTCTCTGCACCATTGCGGAGTAGAACTTCTGACACTTTCAATACCCATTATTTTTAATTTAGGTTCTTTGTATCTTACACCTTCCGAATCAAAAACATTTAGAATATATCTTTTCTTAGCTGTCCAGATGCCTTTGTCAGCTATTGACTCTCTTTTCATCACCATCTTTTGCTCGTATGAATTTACATACGAATGAAGAACTTGATAACACTCGCTAATATATGGTTCAATCTTATCTTGACACATTTTGTCCAAGAAGGATATAACCTTTTCAGTCTCAGCTCCCTCTCCCCACACTTCATTAACCAATTTATCAAAAGTGATGTATATGCTGTCCGTATCCGATGCGATAACATAATCCATATCTCCCGTTTTGAGTAAATCGTTGATGAATCTATTTATATGTTTCTCAATCCATCGTATTGATAACTGACCAGACATTGTGACTGCCTCAGCCTGCTCTGGAGAATAATACAAAAAATATTGGTTTGCTAACGCACCATAAGCACTATTCAAGAGAATTTTCTTTGCCATTTGAGCATTATTGTATTTTGATATATTATTTACAACTTCCTGTTTATTTTTATAATTTCCGTCCTCTAATCTCTGCTCCTCTTCAAGCATTTTCTTTTTGTATGTCACCCTATCATCATACATCATTTTCATCAGCTGAGGTAGAAACCCTTGATGTTTTGTAGAAAAATGTTGACCATTTGGTGTCATCGTCATCTGCATTTCTTTTAGATATTCAGTATCATATTGCTCATTCAACAACCCATTTACACCATCATTATATTTTATATTTAAAACCTCATCCTTTGAAATCATCTCTGGGCTGATATTGTATTGCTGAATCAAATGTGGATAAAGTGAATTCAAGTCAAAACTCACAACCCATTTATGCATACCAATATGAGGTTCTTTTACATAACCACCTTCAATACTTTTAGAATCACCTTTAACTCTTTTATTGGGAGTAGCAATTTTCTGAGCTTTCAAGAAATTGTAAATAATACATTCCCAAGTTTTAACTGGTGAAAATACATCTTCAAAATTAACTTGTGATTCATACGCTATTGTAATAATCAAATCCAATAACTTCATTTTATCATCAAGTTTCTTTACAATCTCAACGTCCTTGATATTATATTCAATGAACTTCTGATAGTCTGTTTTGTATAAGTTATAACCAGCAACCTCATCATCTTTAACCTTACCCATACCAAGCTCAACTTGACCGATATAGTCCAGACGATATGACTCTCTGTTTTTGTAAGTATATTTTTTATATAAGTCTATATAGTCTAGGATAGACACACCTATAATACCATAATACTGATTCTCCCTACCAGCAATCACTACCATCTTTTCAAAAACTTTGTTAATGGGTGATAAGTGTTTATAGTTCAACCCTAAAAACATAAGACGATTGACAATGTAAGGAACATCAAAAAACTTACAGTTCCAGCCAGTAATTATATGAGGCGGGTTATCTTTCCACCAATCTAAAAACAGTTGCATCATTTCCTCTTCGTTATCACAAAGAAAATATTTAATTGTTTTTTCTGGATCGTGTGGCTGATATTCACCTAGACCGAAAACATAATAAACATCTGTAATGCTATTATGAATAGTCAAGGATGTAATAGGTGATCTAGCTGAACGTATATCAGGAAACCCCTCTTCGGACGCAACCTCAATATCAAGTGTATAGATAAGTATCTTAGACCTATCCCATTGGATATCAGGATAAGTTTCGGATATGTATTGAGAAACATAACTCTTTGTACCATGAAAGGCAAAATTCGTTACGTCATCATATTTCTCAACAAACTCTTTGCAATCGTTTATGGATGGAAATTTTAAACTTGCTAGAGGTTTATTGTCAAGGGTTCTGAATGTAGCTTTTTCTTTTGGACATGGAACATAGAGTGTAGGTTCAAAGGGTACATATTCTGAATACTCTTCACCTTTACTATCTATATCACGCACATAGATTTTATTTTGGAATTGACCAACATAAGTATAGAATTTCATAGTATATATATTATAACAAAAAGAGGTTCACAATACAAGGAAAAACTTTACGACAATAGACCCCCAGCGTCATCAGGTACAACAATACCCGATCCATATATACGACTATACTCATTGCTAATTGTTGTAGCAGCTGTAGCTACAATTTGAATATGGTCTGGTTTTAATTTATAGTCCTTGTCTTCAGAATATGGAAGCCATGGTTGGAAGGCTATCTTTTCTTTGCTCACGGGAATCATAACAACAGGATTTCTTATTACACTTGTTTCCTCATCAAACTCACCAAATAGTTCTTCACCGCTTGTCAGCTTCACAATCTTTACAATCATTATCTTTCTCCTTTTTCAATTTTTCTTCAATTCTTCTATCCGCCATATTACCTACAGCACCACCAATAGCACCAGCAATACTTTGTACCGTAAGGTCAATAACTGTAGAACAACCGAGTTGTGTCAATAATATTAAAATTAAAAACTTTTTCATAAAGCAAAATCATCGTCCATTTCAAATGTATTATCTTTTGATTCTTTAGATGTTCTTATACCAACATTACCAATTGTATATTTAGCTTGCAAGTCCCATTCAGACTTTTCACTAAATGGTAAGATTTTCATTTGACGAATTGAGGTAGTTGGTTGTGCCTTTTCGGGGGTAACGATTTCAACTAAATCCCATTCGTGTAAAAGATTTACAACTGTATTTCTGCGTTCTAAATCATTCTCGGAAATATTAGTAGGTTTTCCATCAAGAGCAAAGAGCTCTTTGAAATGCACAATATAATATTTACCTTGTTTGTGGAGTATATGGCAAGATTGAAATAACTTCTTTTCTCTGCGTGAAGCTATACCAATGCGTGTGAGTGTTTCTTTGACTTTTAGAAAATCGTCATCTTCTTTCAGACGAACTTCTATCATGTCTTCAATAGACCATTTAACATTCTCATTCATTTTCTGTTCCTTTCAATTCAATCCAGCTATTTTAATAGATTCCATTATATAGTCATATTTAACTATATGTATTTATATAGTTATTTATAAAATTAAGAAACTCCACCTTTGTACAGTCTCTTTTTGATGGTTTCAAGGTCTTTGTCAGATAAAACTGACAAAGCACTTAGTGCTTTAGGAGTACTATAATTGAAGTACTCTTTAACCATCTCTAAATGCTCATATTTCTTTGATTTAGCCCAATACTTCTTTGACCTTCTTTTCTTATCAATAGAGTGGTGCATATAATCATAATGAAGTTTATCATCTAAATCAGGTCTAAAATTCATCTTGTTAGCAAAATCCAAAATATCTGGATGGTATGCTAATGTTCTATTGATAAGAAACTTAGTGTATGACTTCATTCCTGAAGCTTCACTATCGTATCTTTCTTTACTAGTCAAGTCATGTGCCAAATCAAACGGTGATACTTTTTTCTCTTTGACCTCTTCTACTTCCTCAATTACAATCTCATTTCCAAATAGGTCTTTACTCATTATTCATCGTCCTCATCATCGGGCGGAGCATCTAATCTCCACTTACCCTTCTTTTTTACTAAGGTTTTATCATAAGGATTCCAATCAACATTACGCAAACTGCCAAGTGGATTCCGTTTCACTTTTTTAATTTTCCTTCTTGTCTCCATTGGGTCTTCCATGTCTTCTGGGCCTGCAAGGTGATCTGGTCTTTCCATACCAAAATCACGGCCATACTTTCTTTGCCAATCAATCTCATCTTGCATATCGCGTCTTAGTTTTCTCTTTTCATTTTCCATATCATCAAGAAATGTTTCTTTATACTTATTCATGCGTTTTTTAAATTCATCAACTCTACGATTCTTTTCCTCTTGTTCTTCATCAGAAAGTTCATCAGCTATCTTTTTTCGTTTTTCAGTAATCATTTCTTTCTTATCATCAGGAAGAACTTCCCACTTTTTCATTAGATTCATATTGAGATTATGGAAAATACGATTATATAAATCTTCATTCTCTAAGGCTGAACACAATGCAAGTACAAGTGAAAATGTCTTACTTAAATCTTCAACATCACCCATATATCCTTCGTCTGAGCTTTCAAGATCATGGCTAACCATTTCAATCGTTCCATCAGCACGTACTACTAAGGCACTATCATCAAGACCAAGCTTAATAAATAGATTGCCATTTTTATCGTATTGTGGCTCATTTGGTTGTTCGTTCTCTTGATTTTCCTCTTTCATACCTTTACCCCCTTTTAGTATATTTATTTATAATACTAAAGTTTTAAACTTTGTTCTGAATGCTCGCTAATACCATGCCAAGGAAATATGATGTTTCTATACACTTGTTCATATTTATAATAAACGTCATTATCGTTTTTACAACCAAAAAACGTAAAAAAGGTATAATCAGGGTTATTAATAAACTCTGGCAGTTGTTTAACTGCATAAAATTTATCACCAGAATCATAAACAGAATCAACAACTATAGTTCTAGGAAAAAATTGTTTTGTTCCATCTGGCCTAATATCTACATCCCCTGTAAGATTTAATAACCACTCTGCTTTATCATCTACCACTCTCACGATACTCATAGGACAATCTAAAACATTTGCCAAATGAACGGCAACAGGCAAACCACTACCATACAAACCAACTATATGAGGATTTTTAACATTCATATATCTTCTTGCTAAAGCAGACATATCATAATAATATTCATCATAAAAATATTTGTGATTACTCATAGCAAATTCTTATGTGTAAGGTTAATCATCTTAGCTAAAACAGTAAGCTGTTGTGATAGCATTAATACTTCTGGATTTTTAGTATTTTCTTGCATCAATAAATCTTTTGAAATCATACTACTCAACAATTGTGCAATTTGGTTTCTTTCACCAATCCAACCTTCAAATACTGGTTCAGCCTCAAAAAATCTCTGACCCCCGATTGCCTTTGCCTCATCATGGTACTTTACGAATGATTCAAGACATTTTCGGATAAGAGCTGACTTAGATATTTTTAATTCTGGTGCAATCCTAGTCAATGCATTATTTGTCTGATGAGCCATTGTTGCATGACCTATCCTATGTTTTTTTCCACTTTCATCGACATATTCATCAATAAAGAAGTCATAGTCCTGTGTCTTATCAACTTTTGATATGCCTCTTTTTCCTGTCTTACCAGTTCTCTCCTTATTTTTAGTTCCCATATTATCCCCTAATTAAATTCACTATTCATCATTAATTCAGTTAAACACGCAACCATATTGATTTCCTGATCTGCAACAAACGCAGACTTGTAAGAATAATCAGCAATAATCAATACAGCATCTGGCACACTCTGTTTTTTAAGTTTTAAAAACAAAGAGTCATAAACTTGACGGTATAACCCAACATGGTCATTGTCAATATTTTGTGCAACCCATTTTCTCATTTGGGTAAAATCCTTTTCTTTTAGAAACCCAATGAGTTGATTAAAATTTTCATTAGATGAAGCTTCCAGAATACTTGCATCTATTTGACCAGAAACAGCATTATTCTGAAGTTCGTTTAATACTCTACGAAAATCTGGAAAATATCTTACAACTAGCTTAGCTACAACATCTGGTTTGTATTTAATATTTTCACTATCCAAAAGTTTCATTGCAATCTCTGAAAACTTTTGAGCTAGTTCTGGTTTATCTTCTCTTTTGATTCTGAAATCAATAACAGAGCACCGCGATTGAAGTGCTGGAAGGATTTTATTTTTATAATTACAAGTGAAAAAGAAACGACAATTATTTGAAAACTCTTCTATCAAACCACGCATTGCAGGCTGGACAGAATCCTTATTCATATAATCTGCTTCATCAATAATTATAATCTTCTTGCCACCAGAAAAACTTACAGTAGACGCATAGTTGGTGATGGTAGTCCGTAGGGTGTCTATCATCCTACCTTCATTACTACCATTAATCATCAACCAATCACAACCAAGCTGGTTGCACAATGCTTTAGCAACTGTAGTTTTTCCGATGCCAGAAGTGCCTGTTAATAAAAGATTAGGTACTTCACCTGTATCTACAATGTTTTGAAAGACCTTTTTTATTTCAACAGGTAAAACACATTCATCTATACTGGTTGGTCTAAACTTCTCTACCCATAACAAATTGCTCATTACTACCTCATCATATAAGTGTTATCAAATTATTCTCCGTAATCACTATTTGCTTCTAATGCAATCCAGTATTCTAAATCCATCTTAGAGTTTTTGTTAACAAAATGTGAAATGCCATTAGATATAGTAACATCGTAATCGCCTGGTATGATCTTCAGATTCTCCCTTTTGAAAACGACATTGAACTTCTTTGTAACACCTTCACCAACCTTGACCGAATAATCATTTGAAGTATCATTATTCTTGTTAGTAGTATATAGGTACATACTATTCGACTTGGTACAACTCTTTAAACAAACATCAGCTAATTTAAGAATGTTTGCTTTCTTCATAATGTTTTCAAAATCATCTTCTTTCAGTTCAAACTTGATATCACTTTCGGGCATATCAATATCTTTCTCGGGCGGGGTAACAACCAAAGAAGGTTCTGCATAAAAGTATTTACCCTTTCCCCTTTCTTCGGACATCACCATACAATCATCTTTGAATTCAAAGTCAGGCTCCGACATAGTAGA